ATATGAATAAGAATTGACAGAGCTATTTGCCTTATGCCTAGAGGAAGCACAAATATTAAGGTAATCAATGAAAATAATATCAGGTCTAAATGACTTCTTAAGTGCAAGTTCATTAAGAAGTGCTTTAAAATGTCCACTATGAGCAGATGCAGTGGGATACTCTTTAATTATAAGAGTTCCTTGAGTTTTGTTTGAAATTGCTGTTACCTTATTTTCAAACATAGACTTAGGCAATTCTGCTAATTGTTGGATTGGGACATTGAAAAGATTTGCATCAATTCTCTCTGCAATTCGCTCTTCCGCCATTTCAAGAGTGATGTAGAGAACGTTCCTACCTTGTAATAAGATGGAACTAGCCACATGACACATGAATAACGATTTCCCAACACCTGTGCCAGCGAGAGCGATATTGAGAGTTTTATTAGGGAGACCACCTTTCGTGATTTTGTTGAAATATTCCAAGTCAAACTCGATCTTATCTTCTTTGCGGTGGTAAAATTCATATCTTTCTTCATAATTTTCTAAGTAATCGTGTCCAACATTATTATCAAAACTTACTGCAAGAGCATCAGACAAAATACTAGGAATAGCATCACGATTTTTCTTAGTATCATTACCATCAGCAATGTAAATAGATTCCATCAATGCCAAATAAATGGCACGGTCCCTACACCACTTTTCAGTAGTATCAAGCAACCATTGTTGATCTGATGGTTGATATTCAAAACAACTAATAATTTGATTTAACTCTTTAATTTGTGTTTCATTAATATCTGTTCTATTAGAAATTTCAATCAATAATACCTCTACAGTAATTTGGGTATTATAGTTTAGAATAAACTTAACAGTTTCTTCAAAAATAATTTTCTGACAATCATCAACAAAATAGTCAGGTTGGATAAAAGGAATTACCTTTCTTGAGTATTCTTCATTAAAAACAAGATTTTTTAAAACTGTAAGTTCAACACTGTCCATCAGGTGTAATGCAAATATGTACTTAAAAGGTATTTTGATCCGTCAGTAGGAGGTTCTCCTTTATGAGGATACATCCATAGTGGTGGAAATACAAGAAGAGTTCCTTTCTTAGGAGTAATACTATAATCTTTAAATAATGTTTTACCACCATCATTAACATCATTTAAATACCACATAAAAGACAAATATCTTTTAGCGGAATCATAATCAATCACATCAACATGAGTATCAAATTGATCCACTCCATTGGGTTCATATTTTTTTATTCTTAGTTGTTCAAATGCATGTGAAGTTGGAAATACCCTTTCATCAACATATTCATAATAAAGATCCCTATGATGTATAACTTTTTGGACTATGTAATTATGAATGTTTTCTAAATTTTCATCTAGTTGATGAACTTCCGTCAAATTTAATTGGGTAAAATTTGGACGTTTGTTGTTGTCAATCCTTTCATGATGATTTGTATTTTCTTCAAAAAAGTTTATAAGATAATCGCAAATTTGATCTTCTAAAGAATTTGGATGAACATGTATTAGATCAGTAAGATCAGCCATATTTAAATTCCCCGTTGGCAATTTCATCCAGTTTTTGCATTACTTCTTCAGTAAAGTATTCTTCAGGATTTGCCAGAATTTGTTTGGCATAAATTTTCTTACCATCCATTTCATAGCGTCCTGCTACATTCTTCCAAAGTCCACCGAGTTCCCCAAGTTCAAGTAAACCATAATATCGATCAAGACCACGCTCATCGTAATAAAGACGAACTTCCACATCTTTGTTCTCCTTACTCAAACGCGATTTAGCAGTCTTAGCCTTGATAATATTGCCGACCACTTCCGTTCCATCCTTTTCTTTCTTTTTGCTGAGATAAATGATCGTAGACGCTGCGTACTTAAGTCCGCTACCTCCCCCCATTTCCTTAGTTGGTACATAAGCTCCGATAACATCATAAGTGTGATTAGTAACTATCATTGGAATATTTGCTTGACCAAGTTTTAAGGTAAGCATACGGAATGCACCTTTGACTAATTGAGATTTAGTCATATCACGAACTTGTTTGTCGTTAAGTGCATCAGTGATCTCTTTCTCTGTGGAGAGCATTCCTAAAGAGTCTAGCACAAACATGCATGGTCTGCGTTCTCCTTCAGGTTTTTTTAAGTACAGGTCTACTGCTTTGAGTGCTTTTCCGCGAAACTCTTCAACAGTAACAACATTGACAACCACAAGACGAGAAGTATCAATTCCACGGGATTCTACAAGAGATTTAGTGATAGCAGCCTCAGTGTCAAAGTAGAGACAGTAACCATCGGGATTATTATCAAGAAAGTTCTTAACCACGGCGAGAGAGAAAAAAGTCTTTCCAGTAGAAGTTTCTCCAGCAATAGCAGTAATTTTATTCCCAGATACACCACCAAATACACTACCTGAAACCAGTGCGTTAAAAATGTATGAGCCCGTATCAACATATTTTTCAGTTTCGTTAATATCAGAAGCGAGTTGTGTGTACTCACCACCAATTTCTTTTACAATATCTTTTAAAAAGTCCATATCAACCAATGTCAATTTTCCAGTTTTTTACGTCAGTATCACCTTGTCTAGTGATAGTAAGAGATGTTTGATCATCAAAGGCATCTAGCACACCAACACCCTGATTTTCATAAAGTGATTTTTCAAAATAGTACCAACTATCATCACTTCTTTGAATAGAAAACCAAGGACACCCCACACTAGGATTAGTAAAACACATAAGAAGTGCCTTTCCAATAGGATCACCATTACGGGTCACTTTCTGTATTCGGATATAAACATCCATATCATTTACCCAGTTACTAATACCATCAACAATATCAGCAACAATATCAGTACTAATTCCACCAATAGTAGTAGTTCCAGATACTTCTGGAAATGGACTCATAATATTTGTGTCTTTATCAATATAAGAAATAGTTTTAGTTTCTGGAGATGGGGTTGCCATCTTAATTTGATAGAAAACATCATCCGCCCACCCATCACTATTCCTGACCATTACATCAGTATCTTTTACCATCCAAGCGGTTAATCTTTTAAAAATAGATAATAATTTTTTCTTCATGTTACAATCCCATATTCTTCTTGAAGTATTTTTTTATAAGGTAAATCTTGCTCCATAAGATCCTTTACAAGTTTTAACTTATGGTAAAGAGCAGCATCACCACCAAAACCAAGTGCTTTTACAATAGTTTCTAATTCTTTATTGTTAATAGGAAGATCCATCAGGAAAAAAACGATTCAAGGTTTACAGTTTTTTCTACATTCCATCCAATAGCATCTAAAATAGATCTAAATGGTTCTAAGAAAGCTTTCTCAAATTGTAAATCATAGTCTAGGTACTTGTCAAGATCAAGTTCTTTTGGAAACTCTTGGATGAAAGAAATAATATTTTCTCTAATGATATTAGGTTTTTTTAAGTAAATAAATTTAACCTTTTCACCATTATTAATAAGAGAATATTTATTAGTTAATTTTTTTTCTTTGATGTAATGATTGAACAACAATGCTCCACGAATATGAACAGGAGTTCCTTTAATATAAATGCTAGATGAAGATTGATATTTTCTTACGTCAGAGGCACTTCTAGGAAAAGCAATTTGCTCTGGAGGAAGTGTTTTAAATTCAGATCTACATTTGTCGATGAAATCAATTACATCATCTTCAGATCCCCTCATCATGATTTTAAATCCGTCTTTAAACATCTTTCTACATGGTGCTGGTGTTGAAGACTTAATTGCCTCAATCCCTTTTATTTTTAGTTTTGGTTCTTCATAACGAACACCTTCACTATCCCAAACATTCAAAATATAACGCTTTTTGGCAGTCCAAATTCCACGATCAGCAATACATTCACGCTTCATATACATTTTTTGATCATAAGCATTCACGTATTCCGCCAATTTTTGGTAAGAACTTTCAATATATTTTTCAAGTTCCATTTGACAGACCTTATCAAGGAACGAAACAATGCTCTCAGTAGTTTTCTCTCTTCCTTTGTATACAGTTTCAACCAGAGGACCCATATTAACGTAAAGAGAATCAGTGTCAGAAGCAATGACATAATCAACACCATTCGTTTTTAAAATTTTATTTAAATAACTATTCATAGAATTCATAATCCATTGAATAGATACCTGACCAGAAAGGGTAATTGCCTCGGCGTTTGCTAATTTGAAATAACGGAAATACTGATTGCCGATAGCACCATAAGCAGAATTAAGTTGAATTTTCCTCGCCATTTGGATGTTGTTACATCTCGCAATTTCTTTTTCCAATTCCTTGGTCTTTTTCTTTTCATATTCTTGCTCCGCTGCAAGCATTTTCTTTTTGAAGATTACACGTTCATTATAAATTTTCTCCATCAGTTCTGGCAGAAATCCACGAACGTCTTTACGATACATTGCACCATTAGCGCAAACTGCGTAATCACTATAGGAATCAAATGTCAATTCTTGATTGAGAATTTTATCAACGTTGACTGTAGGATGACGCTGATCAAGCAAAGTTTCTGGTGAAATATTATATTGCATGATCAAATGAGGATATAGAGAGTTAAGGTCAAAACTGACTACCCAATCATATGCCCCTGGAATTGGTTCTTTTACGTAAGCACCAGCATACTTAGATTCCTTATCACTCCTTTCATTTGGAGGGATTACAATATTTCTTTTTTTAAGATAATTATAAATGATGGTATCCCACATACGAACTTGAGAGAATACATCCTCATAGTTTACTTTAGCATCATATGCCATTGTAAGAGCAAGTTCAATTAGTTTCATCTTGTCTTCCATTCGGTCAACAAGTTCTACGTCCACAATGTTATACTCTACAAATTTTTGCCAACCTTTAGTGTAAAAGTCTTTGAAAGTCTCATACTCAGAGTGATCTAGTTTTTTCTGTCCAAGTTCTACTTCGGCAATATAGTCTAGACGATAAGATTCTTGAGTTTTATAAGTGAATTTTTTATAAAGATCCAAGTAATCTAATTGAGAAATCCCACCAATATCATAAGAAATATTTTTACGACCAGAGATATAAACTTCGTCTTCAGTCACCAAACCCCAGGGTGACAACCTCTTCATAAGTTTTTCACCTAAAACACGATCAATACGACGAACAATATATGGAATATCGTACAACTTACTATTCCACCCAGTGACAACCTCTGGAGTATTATTCATCCACCAATGAATAAAATCATTTAGTAAATCATATTCATTATTAAATTGTCTGTAATAAGAATTACTTTTAGTAAGTTTAAAAGGTCCTTTCCCCCAAGTAAAAATTTCCTTACTAGAATAATCTTGAATTGTAATAAGAAGAATTTCTTCAGATGCACTTTCAACATCTGGAAATCCATTCTCAGATGCAACCTCAATGTCTAAAGTAAATAACTTAATTTTACTAATATCAAATTTAATTTCATTTTCAGAATACTTCTCAGCAATATATTGGTAAATGTATTTTTCATTACCAAATATCTTGAAACCTTCTACGTCAGTATATTTTTTAATAAATTCCCTACAATCACGAACAGTTCCAGGTTGAATAGATTCAACATATTCTCCAGTCAGTGTTTGATATTTTGTCTTTTTATTTGAAGGCACAAAAAGAGTCGGAGAGAATTTCTCTCGGATCATGAAATGTTCTCCATTTTCATATCCACGAACGAGAAATTGATCCCCGACCATTTGAACGTTGGTGTAAAACCTCATTACTTAGTCAAGTCTTGATATAGTTCAAGTAGTCTAGCAGTAGGTTCCGTAATAGTCAAGATTTTGTCTGAGTGCATCATGAACTCAGTTTGTTTTGTATAATCAGATAACCAAGGTTCCAAGGTTAATGCAAGTCCCTCAACTTGAGGTTTTTTGACACCAAATGGATTTAGTAACTTACAATCAGGTTCACCGAGTTCAGACCCAATCTCTTCAATGGAAGTTATTAAAACATTACCATTAACTAAAACTAAAACTTTAATCATTTAGCAGTCCTCACACCCATCAGTTAAAATTACATTATGTTCTTGAGTATCTTCAGTAACTTTTAAAATATCTTGAAGGTACATAGTATTCAGATCTTCAACTGGATCTACAAGAGTTACAACCCATTCTAAAGGAACTGGAAATCTTTCACCCTTACCCAAAGGTATCCATGGTTTTAATTTTATATCAAAAGATGTAAGACCAGTTTCTTCGTTTAGAGATGGATCTGTAGTGTGTATTGTACAAGGTTTTACGAAAAAATATCCTACAACCTTTTCTTCATAAACCATCTCTTCAACTTTACTTATAATCTGCTGTCCAGTTTTAATGACGGCAATTTTAATAGACATAATTATTCACTATCACTATTTTCTTCAACAGATTGTTCGGGTTCTGGTTCTGGTTCCAATTCTGATGGGGAAGGTCCATATAAAAGTTGTATTGCTTCTAAACCACCAATTAATTTCATTAAATAATCCCTTTTGTTCTTTAATTGAACTTCTAGATTATTAATTTCTAAAACTAAAGTATCTCTTTGTTTTTCTAAATCTTTACGAAGAAGTTCTTGTCTGTCTTCCATAATAGTTCTCCTTTTACTAAAATAATAACACAAATAAAAAAGGGAGTCAATCTGGTTTTTGCCAGAACTCCCTTTAATAGCGCCGACGATATCAGGGGTAGCCAAATCTATTTATTCGCCCCCGTCACCACCATCTCCACCAGCGCCACCCCCAGAGCTTGAGGAAGACCTTTTAGGAACTGCCCTACCAGCACCAATATTAGTTACTCTATTTTTATCATAAACTTTATGGGGTTTTGCCATCTTAAAACTTATGGTTTTAATTTCGGTAAGAAATTGGTGAAAAGTTTTCATAGAAGTTTTTTTTTTTATTTAGAGATAATCTTTCCTAGTATGATGTTCTGGAACAATTTTACCAAGTTTGATACTCAGTAATCCATCTTCAAATGAAACTTCCCTCACTTCTGTGTCGTCAGATAATGTCCACGCTCTTTTAAAAGATCGTTGTGCTAACCCTTTATGAACGTAGTTAGTATCGGTTTCTTTATCCTCCTTCTGCCCCTCAACAAAAAGTTTCCCATACTCAGTGTACACATAAACTTCACTCTTCTTAAATCCAGCAAGTGCAATCTCCAAATGAGATTCCACATTACTCACTTGCACGAGATTATATGGTGGATAATTAGAAGTAGTTTCGTGAAGATTAAATAGACGATCAAAATATTCATCCATTCCAATGCTATTGCGAGTGATCCTATCCATTAGGGTAGGAAGATCCGCAGCAGTATACCTTGCGATATTAGTCATTATAGTAGCTCCTTTAAAAGCGAGTTTGTGTTTTGTGGACCCTTTCGGCGTCCTCAATATTATATATCAATATATAAAAAAATCGGCACGGTGTAAAACCGTACCGATTTGGGTATGTTCCGAACTCGTAGAGACCGCACGAAAGTCGCTACAAAGTTATTTATCAGTCTTCTTGAACTTTACCTTTTTTAGAACCGATATTATACTTTTGTTCTAAAATCCAATCACCCTTATCTTTATAAGAAAGTACTTTGATTTGATTAAGAGGTGCAATATCGGCAATTGATTCTGGATCAACCGCAGTAATAAGACCCCAATCACAAAGTAAACGTGCAATACGATTGCGACGTTGAACATCATTAACAGTAAGGTTTGCATGTTTGCCATCTAGAGCAAACAGTTCCTTAAAGTGGGTAATATAGTACCTACCTTGTTTATGGAGAATATGGCAACTCTGATAGAGTTTTTTCTCCTTTCTTGATGCTACTCCGATACGGGTCAAAGTCTCACGAACTTTCAGAAAATCATCAGGTTCATTAAGAATAACTTCCACCATCATATCAGGTGTCCAATGCACTTGGGGTTCGATAGTTTGAGTAGTCATTTTGTTCCGCCAATTTCAAGTTTTTGTTTAATAAAATCGAGTTGTGATTTTGATAAAATATTCAAAGCCTGGGATGCTTTTTCATTACTATAACCATAGTAACTTTTAACGCATTCTAAATCTTTGACCTTATCTTTTCTGAGCCAAGGAGAAAATCTCTTTCGCTTCCTCAGAGTATTTATATAAAATGAATATTGCATATCTTTATCAAGATGATGATACTTATTCATTTCATTTGCGAATAAAATACAATCAATATGTCCAGAAAGGCATTTATTGATAATATAAGGAGAATATTCCTTCTTAAGTGAAGGATCTTGATCTATTAGATTATCCTTCGTCTGATTGATCGAGTTTAACCAGTCCTTCAGTTCCATAATTAAAAAGTAAAAGTTCTTTGCGATGTTTTTGTTCCCTCATATATTCTCCAACAGAACGCATCGTATAAGTCAAATCAAACTCAGTGGCGTTCCAATTTTTAAACCGATCTTTTACAAGTTGATCTGTATTATAACTTACCAACATGTCCATATTAGTATTAGAATTGCAATCAATAGCAAAATTATCGTGATCAAATCCTTTGTGCATTGATCCCTTACGCCCATAGAGATTATCCTTAATGTCATAAGGAGGATCGAGATACATAAAAGCACCTTTGTTTCCATCCATCAAATAATCATAAGAGCGATTAGTTATACGCCACTTGGAAATTAGTTTTGAATATTCAGGAAGTTTCTCAATTCCTCGCAATGAAAAATTGCTTTGTGACGCTTGAGCAGAAAATGATGAACTTTCCGTGAGACCAGAGAATGAACACTTATTGACAATATAGAAAGCAACAGCACGATCAAGACTTGGTAGGTCCATTTCATTTACGTGTTCCTTTGATTTGAGGAAGAGTTCCCTTGCAAGTTCAGGAGTATTGTAAGCAACTTTACAATCAACCAATTCATTCTTCAGATCATTACCAAACATCTGGAGTTGTTGCCAGAAGTTTACAAGAGGTTCATAAAGGTCATTTACCCAAATATCCAGATTGGGATACTTCTTTGTGATGTAAATTGCAACACTTCCACCACCAATAAATGGTTCTCGGTACTCATCATAGTTGCGAAGATCGGGGAAATAAGGTCCCATCTTTTCACAAGCACGGGATTTACCACCAGGATAACGAAGAGGAGTTTTAAGAGATTTCATCAAAGGATCTCCATAAGGTTATCAAGAATTTCTGAAGAACTAATATTCTTTTTAGCGGGAGTTATATTTTGTGCAAGGATTGTGAAATCACCAGGAAGAAGTTTAATTTTTGCTACTGGCGATTTAGGAGTAAAATAAATACGCTTCTCTACAGTTTTCCAATCAGTTAAACCAAGTGTCATACTAAAGGTATCGACAAGAAACATGTAGTCAAATGTTTTATCTACGACCTTAGTTTCTCCACGGAAGTTTTTAAGATCAATTGCTCCAGTAGAACCATTTTTGTTAAACAATTTCAATTTACCTTTCATCTCATAAAGTTCATTATTAGAGGAAACGAAATCTACACCATCTCGATGATCACCGACATATTCAAATTGACCATTACTCCACTTTGCAAAAGATTTCTCTTGTAACCAAGTTCTAAGAGTTTTAAAGGCATTAGATTTCATTTGGGTTGTATTTGTTGCATTTACACAACCAAAGAATTCTTCAAGATTGATTTTAGAAAGATCAAATTTCATTTAAATTCACACTCACACATAATTTCAGTTAACGCCGCCAGAAGATTAATTTCTTGATCGGCAACAAAGGCAATCTGATACTGGTACTTAGCAATAATAAGCACAGCAGCAGGAATAGAAGATGGAACCACAGTCCCATAAAGTGCATCATAAACCCTACGAAGAATGATACTACTATCATTATCAAGATTAGATACAACCCATTTACGTACTTCAGTGAAGTTCTTTTCCTTAAGATTTTTAATAAGGTCATCGATCTTCACATCACTAAACGTTGCAAGAATAGCGGAATCAATTTTACCGCTAGATGAATATCTTTGGCATTCATTTAACACTCGCCTCCAATCTGGAAAGTGTTTATTGATAAGTTCTGCAAGTACTTTTTGATCGAACTCGATGTGTTCTTCATCCAAGATGTTTTGCAGACGCTTGAAGAAGGATCCTGCCAATGATGCTTTTTCTTTCCCTTTGATTGCAAAATCAACAACAGCACATCTTGAATGAAGCGGTTCGATGATTTTGTTTTTGTAGTTACAGGTGAAGATAAATCTACAGTTACCACTAAACTCCTCAGTAAACGCCCGTAAGAGGAGTTGTACGTCTGTTGTCGTGTTATCTGCCTCATCAATAATGATGACTTTGTGTTTAGCAGTTGACATAAGTGAGACGGTCGAAGCAAAGTTTTTCGCAGTGTTTCGGACAGTATCAAGGAATCTACCTTCGTCGGATCCATTAATGACATAAACATCTACTCCCAGTTCAGTACATAGTGCTTTTGCAACTGTGGTTTTACCACAACCAGCAGGACCACAAAGAAGCAAATTTGGCACTTCGCCTTTATTTAGAAAATCGATAAAGGTTTTTTTAATGCCATCTGGGAGAATACAATCTTCAATTGTTTTGGGTCGATACTTCTCAACCCACAAAAATTCATCACGACTCATAATTTTTTATACCCAATTAGGTTTTCGTTCTGGCATACGAAGATAATTAGATGCAACCCAAGGTTTGGATGCGATATACATCTTGTAAGCAGTAAAAGTGTCAATGCTTGTGTCAAGTTTATACTCATCTGGCATAGCACGAGCAAATGGTGTTATCTCAACAATCTTCCCCCTAGGAAACAAATAGAAAGCATCTACAAGTGTCTTATAGCAGGAATGCGTTTTATTATACCGCAAAGAGTACTCATCACACAAGTTAAGACCATGTTTGATCAACCAATAAGCATTGTGAATACTCTCTAATGCCCATTTAGTACAGGGATGATTGCGAAAAGCACCTTTTTCAGTTTTGTATGGGGTGTTATCAGTTTTGTACAAAGGTCCATAACCATGACCCCATTTTTCCGATGCCACAATAGAAAGCATTTGACAACATTCTAGTGGCATTTTGACAACATGCTTATCTGGGAGACAGATAGCACTTTCTGCTGGCCAAGGAGAGGTTGCGAAGATGTTCATCCAAAAGTCGAGTCGGGTTCCAGAGCAATATAATAGGTCACATTAAACCCAGTATTTTTAAATTGTGACAAAAGTTTAGATGAAATTACAACTTCATAGTTTCCAGGAATAATCTTGATATTTTCTACCTTGAAATTGAAGGTAAATTCCTCATTAGTTTCACCCACAATGATAGAGAAATCATTGGAAGTGTCATTTTTCTTGTCCCGAACTACAAGTTTAACTACACCTGCCTCACCAACTACAGACAAATCAGGAAGTTGATAAATTGATGCTGCTTTGAGCAGTTTGTCTAATTCTTTAGTATCGAGTAAAAAGCAAACATCTTCAGTTGGCAAATTAATCGATTTATCTGGAGGACTAATGATTACATTTGGATCGGCAAAGAAGTATTTCGACCTGATTTTACCCTCTTTAATAACAACATAATTGTTATTTTGAAAATCCAGTTCCGCATTTTGATGTAGGTTAAGACCATTCAAAAATTGGTTCAGATCATAGATTGCAAAATCTTTAGGGATATCCTCTTCAATTACTGCTTCAGCAAGAATATTTTTCATTACTGAAATAGTGCGAAGAGAGTTACCCTGTTTAAATAAAATAGATTGATTAATAGAAGAAAAATTCTTCAGAAGAGTAATCGTTTTGTCAGAGAGTTTCATAATAATCAGCGAAATTCAGAAAGACCGTTATGTTGACGGGAATAATGCTTGTCGAAATGAAGCAGAAGCATAGCATAATGAATTACTTTTAGAAGGTCACGCTTATTACGACCATCTTTGTCACCGTAACGACTTCCATACTTAAGAATATTTGCCTGACAAAATCCAGCGGCAAGTTTCTTTGCTGCCATCAAGTCAATTGTTTGAATGTCAGCGTACCCATCTTCGTCACCACAATAGTGTCCATGGTAAGTGCCGACCACATATTCTTCAATGTCTTTGAGGATTTTCTCCTCATCATATTTCCAAAGATGATTTTTAGATTCAGTCATAGTAACAGTAGTTTTTGTAAGATTGAGCATTCCAGATTGCTCATTCGTAGACAATGTAAATTTATTCATTTGATCAGGATGTTCATCCATAATAAAAGGGGAGATCATAGTTTTACCTCCCCCAATTATATCAGAACGGAGCAGGTTGGTCAATGTTCGGAAGAACTTCATTTGTTACCGCAGTAGGCATTTCAAAATTAGCATCAATCTTATCATAAAGTTCCAAGAAAGATTGCTTGGTTTCATCATCAAATCGGTTTACACAAACTTGAATTGCCTTTGCCTTGTCGTTGAAAATGCTGTAGGCACGAATGATGTGGACCAGTCGGCGGGTGCTGATGATTTCCTCAATACCACCATCGTAGAAGGTCTTACGGATGATGTCTGCCCAATCTACCAGACGCTTACAGAAGTCACGATCCTCCACACCAAGGTCCAGAGCAATGCCCTCAAGGATCTTCTGCTCGGTGCTAGGAGCGGGATAGGACTGCTCAAAGGTCACAGGGAAACGCTCAAGGAACGCTTCGTTGAGCACATTGGTGCCGATGAAGCGACCGTCATCAGAACCCTTACCCTTGGTGTTTGCGGTGGCAAATACGTTGAATCCAGCAGCAGGTTTGACGAACTTTCCAATTTTCTTGAGGAAGACACCCTTACCTTCCAGAACAGATTGCAGGCACAGAATCTTGTTAGAAGCAAGGTCAATCTCATCCAGCAGAAGAATTGCACCACGCTCCAGTGCCTCAATCACAGGACCATTGTGCCAAACAGTCTCACCATTCACAAGACGGAAACCACCGATAAGGTCATCTTCATCGGTCTCAATCGTGATATTGACACGAATCATTTCACGCTTAAGTTGAGCACACGCTTGCTCAACCGAGAACGTTTTACCGTTACCCGAAAGACCCGTAATGAACGTAGGATAGAAAAGATTGGACTGAATAATTTTTTTAATATCGTTAAAATTACCAAACTTGACGAAGGTATCATCTTTATCAGGAATCAGATTTTGTTCAACAACAGGAAGGACTGCAGGAGCACTGTAGGAACGCTCAATTTCGTCAACACGTTCTTGAGTTACTTCCAGATTCCAACGACCACGATCAGTTTTAAATGGTTCCAAACGACGAGTTACAGTTTGGTAATTCAGACTACGAGAAGCACAAAAACCACGAATATCCCCAGAACTAATTTCAGTTCCGTAAAGATTTTTAAGATCAGAAATGAGTTGTTCGTCAGTCACAGAATTTTTGCGGGGCATAATAAAAATTAGTTTTGGTTCGTTTCAACAAAGTAATTATACAGTCAGTATGGAGAGGCAACAGTATTGCTTGTGACAGTTCTCAATCTGGTTTGGGTTTCTTGTTTTTTTTAGAACAAGCATCTCTAGCCCATGCCCTAGAAAGACTATTCACATAAGAACACGATTTACCAGATTTGCCACAGTAAGGACATTTAGAATCTGGAGGATCGCCAAGATATCCTTCAGGTGTATACATCCTTTTCTTTTTTTGATTTTCCGATTGTTTTCTTTTTTTATGATTCATTATGAAATCAAACTCACAAATTCATTAAGAATTTTTTTATTAGTTTTTTTAGATGACAACGATTTTGTGAAGGCACTTTTAATTTGCCCTTTCGTTGCATCTTCTTCAACTTTAAAATCAGTAGAAGTATTTAACGAGTTAGAAGAAAGACCAAAATATGTACTATATCCAGAGGTTTTAATTGCAAAATTCCTATTCTTTTTCCATTCACCCATCAACCTAGAGTATTCAGAAGTATTACTATACCCAGTGTAACGACGAATAAAGTTACCAGCATCCCTACCTTGAATAATACGAATTCCAATGAAGTTAACATCCTCAAATTTATCTCGCAAGTTGCGAAGAAGAATATCAGTAAAATCAGAACTGTCATTGGTCATTTTATAAACTGTTCCGATTTTCCTATCCCTAAGAATAGTATTAGATCCAATAGAATTTAGACCAATATAAGGATTGGATTCTGAATGCCTTTTGAATTGCATGTGGAATTTAGACCATTCACTTTCACCGTCAGTCAAAATAACACATTGAACTTTCTGAAGTTTATTTTCAAATTTAAACTTTGGAAGAATTTGGTGCAAAGCAATCAAAGTTTGGTTGAGAGGTGTCCCAGACAACATGAATCCATACGGGATACTGTAATTGTTTGAATGATTATAATAGTAATTATTCCTATGAAGATTATTAGTTACCCTGAAAATATTCTTCATCTGATGTTCCAAAACTGAAGAACTAACCTTACTAGTAAGAATATTGAGGAGAGAAAAACTCTCATCAACAAAAACCAGTCCCTCTTTTTTATCATAGTGAGGTTCAGGAATTATTGCTTTACCCTTACTATCATAGTTCACACGTCGCCATTCATTAGTAAATGCATAAACTTCAAAAGGGATATTAACTTTTTTACAAAACCAAATAAGATTGTAAAGTTGCTTAACTGTGTCAAAAAGTACATCAGACATTGATCCAGACCAATCAATGATAAACACCAATCCATGGTTTTTACCATTGGCAAGTGTAGTCACTTTTTTAAACAAGTCTTCATTATACTTATAGGTATGAAGTTTTGAACAATCCAAAATTCCAGTTCGAGCAGTAGTTGCCCTAGCGTAACTATCCGCAGATTTGCGACACTCAAACTCCTTAACGAGATAATTAACTTCCTTTTGAGCAGATCGCTTAAAGTCCAGATACTGCCTATCAATTAGATCAAATGCATCAGTTTTACCATCAACTTCAATCGTTGATTTCCAACTTTTATCACATTCCTCATGAATTTTTTTGTTGTCAATAATAACAGTATTGAGATTTAATTTCGGAAGTTCAACATACACACTTTCATACTTATTATTATCAACAAGTTCTTTGATAGATTCTTCAAGAGCATCAGCAGTTTTCACATCAATACCAGAAGTAAATCCACCAGTATTAGATTGACTTTGAGAATCTAGAGTATCGTCAGAATCATTTTGATCTGCTTGAGTTTCTGTAGAAGACTGCTGATCATTAGATTGAGAATTGGTTGCATTATTGTCACCTTCCTCACTTTGCTGATCAGAACTTTCATCATTATTACCAGGACTATTTGGAGTGTGAGAGTTTAGAGTTTCAACTTTTTGCTCCATTTCCTGTTTTTCTTTACAATATTCGTAAAGCAATTCAGACGCAAGAAGAACATCAGCGAATGTTTCAGTTTGTCCTACAATATCAACAATTTCCTGCTCCTTTTCATCAAAGTTAACTTTGAGGAAGTTGCCAATTTTATAGTGAAGATTTACTTTATCTGCAAGATTATACTCATCAACATCTTCACCATCAATAGAAAAGAAGTCTTGATCATTCAGTTCATTATACCCATTGTAAAACGTTTTCCTAAGACCGTCATAGCGACGTTTCATGAGTTTTTCAACCCGAACATCTTCAACAACATTTACAATTTGTTTGGGAACCTTACAAGTATCCCACCAATCATCATCTGGAGTAAAGAGTGCATGACCAACTTCATGCCCAACAAGCATGTCGTAAATTGCGTTAGATGCCTTCTCCCACATTGGTAGGGTAAGAACCCGTGTATGGACATTAAAGCAGGCAGTTTGAACCTTTTTATGCTCAACCACAAGATCCTCTGTGGCGAGAAGACGAGCGAGATTGCCTTTTACTTCGTGGTTGATGGACATTGGATTTCGTTTGAACTGACACCAGTATACGAAAAAGGGTCGCCTTGCTGACGACCCATGTGACGCTTTTTAAATTGTCTCAGTCGCGCCTTTGCTTGCCTGAGTGCTTGGGGTTTTTTCTTTCCCTTGTCATTTCTTTTGTGGGGATTTCGACCACTTTCCCATATTTTGTGTCTCATTTTCCTTAGTGAGTTAATTGAACTAGTAAATCACAGTATCAGAAAATCGGAATAACCTGCTTTGGAGTGTGCCACTTAAACAGCCATCCTACTGAAACTTTTAATTTTTTCGAATTTAACAACATTTGTAAATTTGTCTCTCATACCCTCTTTATGGGATATAACAAAAATGTTAGCATCTTTGATTATAAATCTAATGATTTTTAAGAAATCATCAGTTCCAAATCCATCGAGAGAAGAATCAAAAGTCTCATCAAAAATAATAAGATTACAATTAAGAGAATTTTTTATTTTTGCAATTTCTCTCCAGGTAAAAAGAAGAGCGAGGTCAATTCTCATTTTTTCACCTTCACTAAAAGAACTATAAGAAAAGTCTTCGTGAATGGGGGATTTAATAGATTCGTTAAACTCTTCGTCTAATGAGAAGTTGATATAGAAATCCATCATCTGTAGATATCTATTAACTTGCTGATTAATTAGAGGTAGATATTTTTTGATGATCTTGGTTTTAACTCCCCCATCTTTCAATAAACCATAAACAAAATCATAATAATTAATTTGTTCCTTTTTAGTTTCTGCCTCCTTAAAAGTTACTTCAAGTTGTTCCCTAAATTCTTCTAATTTCTCATGTTCAGTATTTCTATTCTTAAGTTGATTGGTAACAGTTTGAATTTCATGTTCAAGTTCTCCGATTTGTTTTTGGCATCCAGAGATCCTAGTATTGTTTTGAGAAATTTCATTTGCGAGTTTAGTAACCTCTTTAGAAAGGGCGATAAATTGACGCTCTCGCTCTTCTTCTTCTTTAATTGTTTCTTCTAGTTCTTTATAACCAGATTGCAACTCCTTTGCTTTATTTTGAGCGTCTACTATTCTATTTAATCTAAACTCTTCTTCTATATTTTGCGTACAGGTTGGGCAAACCGTATTCTCAGTAAAAAACTTATGCTCCTCGGTAATGGTTGTTACTTTCTGAGATATTTTTCCTTTAAGGTTTCCTAACTTACGTAGTTTTTCAGTTGCTCCAGTATAAGTTTTTAAATGCTCTTGCAGTTGTTCAATCTCATGATTTTTACTCTCATTCACACCAATTAAAGTATTTTCTTCATCAACAAGTTGTTGTATTTTTTCCTGCTTATTTTTAATATTATCTTTTCCTCTATTTTCTAACTCTTCGATAAAGTTTTTCTGCATTTTAACTTTATCTTCTAAAGATTCTTGCTTTAAATTAAAAGTTTTGATAGTATCTTTAGTTTCCCTAATCTTTTCCTTTAAGACAGAATTCATAGAAGAAAATATTTTAATATCAAGCAAATCTTCAATTACTTCTCTACGATTAGATGTAGACAATTGCATAAATGGAACAAAACTGCTACTTCCAAGAATAACGATTTGTGTAAATGATTTGTAATTCATTTTCAAAACATTTTGTTCAAACCATTTTTGCTGATCGATTGCAGCAGCATCCTGATTTAAAAGAGTTCCATTTCTATAAATTTCAAAAATAGATGGTTTAATTCCACGTACAACTTTCCAATTATTAGTACCTACAGTAAATTCAACTTCAACCAGACAATCCTTTTCATTAATAGAATTAACTAATTGTGGTTTATTAACACCACGAAAAGACTTACCAAAAAGAGAAAAGGTAAGAGCATCTAACATGGTACTTTTTCCAGCACCATTATTACCAATAATTAAAGTAGTATCTGAATTAGTAAATAAAATTTCAGTAAACTGATTGCCAGTGCTTAAAAAATTCTTATATCTAATCTTCTCAAATAAAATCATTTTCTTGTGGTGGAATTACGAGGTCATTTGCGGTAATTATAGCATATTGATACCCATGCATTTCACAGGTCTTTAG